CTACCGTGTCATCAACTTTAAAACTGCCAGCTCCTTGACCACTAACAAAAGAATCTTCGTCAAAAGGATCACTAAACACAACTTCTTGTTTAGTTGTTGATTTACCTGCGTAGAACATATGGTCTTTAAAGGAAACAACAAACTTAGCACCAGCAACAGAACTTTCACTTACATCTGTAGCAGCTAATGATGAGTTAAATACTGTAGGAGCATTTACACCATCAACCACAACTATTTTATCTGTGCCGTCAAAGTTAAATCTTTCAAAGTTATATTTGCTTGCGCTTGTTCTACCTGAATCTCTTGATGTCCAACTAGAACCACCAGGAGTTGCACTATATATACTAGTACCTCTAGCAGCTAATACAACATCCGCAAACGAAGCAACCATTAATACTTTTTCTGAAGAAGAAGAAGTTTGAGGAACTATAGCACTAACGTATTTAGAAAAACCATTTATACGTCTGTAGCCACCTTCAATATCTGGCTCGAAGTTACGTAGCTCTAATGCTTCACCTGGTTGCATCAAGAACGTAGATTTGTTTAAAACTAATCCACCTTCACAATTAAATGCTGCAGGGTTTGTTTGCGAATTATCTGGCATTAATTTACTCTAAGTGAGGAGCTAAAGCCACCCCTTGCATTACCTGGTAAGTATGTAGATCTAATGTATTCAAATTTATTAACTAACAAAGTTTGCATATTCTTTATGCCCTGTTCGAACCTAGTAAAGTTGATACCATACTGCTGTACTTCTCCTCTATACTGATACACAAAAGAAGTTGCCCCGTCAACAATAACAGCAGCAAAACGATCAGGAATAGTTGTAGTATCCCCGTGCGCTGTCATATCCGCAGGGAATGTAAAGTAATCAAACTTTATTACATGAGATTTGGTGGGGTATGGGTATAATAAATAATTATTGTCTAGGGTTCGTACAACATGTGTGGGTACACCACCGTCATCAAACTGCGTCACAACTACACCACTAGCGTGAGCAGCAGCAGTTGTGCTATTTGCACCACGAGTACATCCTGTAATGTCATTGCCACTGATAGCAGTATAAGTAACTTCTTCGTTGCCTATATATACTTTACCAGAACTATCTAAACCAGTAGTCGATGTAAGTGTGAGAGTAGCAACCGAATCTGAATGTGAACCATTTAAGGTTGTAGATATAATTAAGTCTTCTTGATCTACGTGTTTATTAATATAATCATTGTAGTCAAGGATGCCCAGTTTACCACCGCTATTGCCTAGTGTGTCATTAGCTACTATTCTAAATGTATTGTAGTCAACTACCTTAGTTGAAGTAGGTAACGCATACCTTACAACACCTGCAGTTAATGTTTTACTTTCAGTAGCGTGGTTAAATGGATAATTAAATTCTCTTTGATTTATATATCGAACTGCTTCATTAATAGCAGTCTTAGCTTGTGTTTGTATTCCTCTAGCAGATGTAAAAGTAGAGGACGTTAGCTCTACTTCATTTAACCTTGCTAAAACTTTGTTCGTTAAAGTTAGATAAGTTTCTGCCATGTATATAATCTTTCACATAAATGAGGTGAAGGGGCCAGTTAAACCAGCCCCCTCATATATTTTATATGTTGTCTCTAGCAACTTCAGCAGCGGATGTGCTGCCTTGCTCTGAAACATCCATTAGTAGAGCGTAAACTCTAAGTTTACCTGCTGTAAAGGTAGCACCGTCACCTGCAAAAACAAGGTCTAGTGTATCTGCTGTAGCAAGAACAACTTCTGCTGAAGGTGTTACACTTGGAGCGTATGCACCATCTGAAGCACCATCAATGTCAAATGCTGTAACATATTCGTCAACGTCTGCTGCACCCAATGTTATAGTAGCATTTGTACCTGTATTCATTGTTGCGCTTTCGACAACTTGAACACCTGCGTGAAGTATGTGAGTGTTAGCTGGTAGTGTAATACATTGTACTGTATCTGGTGCTGAACAATCAATAGCTTGTGCAGTCAAGTCAATTATTAGTTCGACTTGATACGGCATACGGCCTCTGTTGGAGTTACCTGTAGCAGGAAGTAAAAGTGATGTTATAGTAGCCATTTTTTATGTCCCCCTACGCTGCGTTATATTTGGCGTTAACAAGAGCTTCTGGTCGAAGAATCTTTCTGCCATATAAGTGCATCCCACGAACAATATCGCTGAATGAATCGGGGTCCCGATATGACTCAACTTTATTGATCTGTTCTGCGGTTGCAACTGCACTATCGTGTCCAGCAACAATAACCCCGAAGTTTGCATTTTGGTTTGCAGAGCCAGATGTTCCTGGTCCAGTACCTACTGCAGGTAGATTGTTAGACTGATATACACGGAAACCGTGCAAGTTGTTTAGTAATAGACCGTTTTGAAGACCTGATCCACCGAAGTCTGAATTTAGAAGACGTGAATCTTCATCTTTCAATAGTTCGATAAATACAGAATCTAAGCAGATCCATCTGTTACGAGAGTCAACATTTTGTTGATCAAGTAGTCTCGCCATTCTAGCAATTACCTGTAAAGGTGAAGCTGTGGCAGTTGGCTGTGCAGTTGCACCACCAAAACGAGGTACAAGAGGAATCGAATGATCTCCTGCAGAACTTGTTGTGATGTTACCAAAGCTACTTTTGATTAGCTTCATACTAGAAAGTAGTTCGTCTGTACCAGCAGTAGATACTGCTACAGATCCATTTACAGTTGCGTTAACTGTGTCTGGGTCAGAGTGAAGTGAAGACTGTTTGTAACCAGCTAGGTATCCAAGAACGTCTTGGTCCATTTGGTCAGCTAGTCTATATGCTGCACGATCAGTTGCGAGATTCATAAAGTCAATGTGACTGTGCGCTTCTTCAATATCGTCGATTTTAAATGCAAAGTAATTTGATTTATCGACAGTAAGTTGAAACTCTTCGTCATCAAGATCCTGTGGCAGTATTGTAGTACCACGAGTGTACGCCTTTACTGAAACTTCAGGTTCTTTCATTATTTTTACTGTATCGCCTTGGTTTGCTATTTCACCAAAGTAATCGTTATTGGTTATAGCATTAGCAACGGCAGACTTGCGAAATGCAAGTTGTACCTGTTTGCTGTAGATAATGGGTGAAAAATTACCGTTTGGTAAATTACCGTACCCACTTGCTGAAGAAAAAGCCATTGTATAAAATCCTCCGTTAAGATATGGCTATGTGAAGTAAACACAACTTATATCCACTAAAGGGGCCTGTCGTTTTCTAGGGTGCAATTTAATTTTAGATCCGTCGATCTTGTTTTAAACTGGGCCTATACTTGATAGGGTAGTTCTTTGCGGCTTAGTGTTTGATGAAACATATACATTAAAATAAAACAATTCGTGTATATGTGTATAGTTATACTTACAAAATTCTAAGTGTCAAGTCTTTTTTGACATATCGTAAGTAAACTTGCCCTCTCGCATAGCAGCCATAATCTCATCGGATCTTTTAGCGTACTCACGGGGGGACATTCGGTTAACCACAGACTCACTAAGATACTTTTTAGTTTCATCTGCTTCTGGTGAAGTTCTAGTTCTAGCTTTAACTGAAGAAGCGGCAGCTTTGTCTGATGACATTGTAGTAGCTTTAGTTATGCCTTTATCTTGTTTGTATAAGTCAATGACACGAGCAACAGATTTAGCGTCATCCATATTTTCATATAGTGCATCTTTAACCCATTTAGGTTGTTCGTCTGCCCAGTTATGAAATTCGTCACCACTTCTAATTGCTTCAAAGTCAGGGTGCATACTAACAAGTTCTGCTTCAGCTTTTTCTCGTATTGCGTCTGCTCTGACCTGTTCAAACTCTTTCATTCTACTTTCTAAAGCAGTAGATCTTTCTGTTGCTTTTTTATCTGCAATTGATTCAACTATGGCAGCAACATCAGGGTGTTGTCTGGCCCAAGCGTCAACTTCTGCTGTAGACTTAGGTAACACAAGTTCATTCTTTGATGCTAGGGTAAGTTGAGACTCTAGCTTTTCTACACGAGACTGCATTTCTTTTTCTTTTTCAGATGTGTATTTTCGTAAATCACCGTAGCGTTTCTTAAAAGACTTTTCCTCTGCAGTTAAACCTTCATCTTCGTCTTTAGTTTCAACTTTATTTAAAGGGTGGTCGTCTGATATATCTTCTTGAGTTTCTACGTTAGGGCTACGCCCTGCATCTTTCATTAGTTGATCTAATTCTTCTTGATCTTTAGCTGCACGAGCTACGTTTCTGTTGTGTGCTGGGGAATTTACCACTACAGGTATTTCTTTTTGGACTGCTACTTCCGACATTAGTTACTCCTTTATGTTGGGGCCAGCAAATTTACTGGGTAGCCTTATTGTTATTATCGAGTTGTTTTTGTAGCTATTATTTTTTCTTTTTACGTTTTGAAGCTAGTCCCCCTTTATTAAATCCGTATCCCCCTGTGTAGCCTTTACCGACTTGTTGCCCTACTTCTGTGGCTGTAGGCTTATATTCGTTGTTGTTATTAGAATCTCTGTCCCCATCAGCATCGTTTTGTTTTTGTTGTGAATGTAATTTATCTTTAGCCCTTATTATATTTATTCTACTGGTACCTTTTATTATTTTTTCTTTGTCTTCATCGCCTAAACCCTCTAATTGTTTTAGCCTTTCATCTAAAGTACGCCCTTTAAAATCTGTTGTTAGTTTTATTCTAGCGGCATCGGCATCACGTTTATTTTTATAAAACTTAGAAGTTGCGGTTGCTGTTGAAGGATCTAAAAACGTTTCGTAATCTCCGTCAAACGTCTGTATGCCAGTGCCTGTTCGTGTAGGATCGTTACGGCCTTTAAATATATCACTAAGTTTATTAAGAGATGTTGCTGCTCCACCTTCACTTAAAGGCTTACTTAATGTATCTCTCCAAGTTTCTATTTTAGTAATATCTAAATTAGACATATTTGTTAGTGCTTTTAATTCTTTACTTGATAATTTAGTAGTGTCTTCAAGTCTTCTATTAACTTCTTTTTGAAGTATTTCAGACATACTACTACTACCACCTAAAAGATTACCTAATGATTTTGCTAAGGCTGTGCCAGGAAGAAAACTTAAATTAACTTTAGTCCCCCCACTATGTATCGCCATAGCCATTGCTAACTCGCCTGTTGTCATTCTAATAGGCGGTTTAGTTCCATCCCAAATGCTTTGATCTCTTTCTGGGTCTTCATTACGCTCCCTCTCTAATCTTCTTTGTTCCTCCTCTGCCACTGGATCTACAGCATCTGCGTCAACTATTGCCCCTTCTTCGGTATATCCAGGTGGTACTGGTGGTATAGCTACCCCATTTACAAACCTAATATATAATTTATTACCTTCTTCGTTAATATATGTTTTTATAAAGGTACTAGGATTTAAGGAAGCCATTTCTGTTACAGGGCCGCCCTCATCAAATTCTCTTACGGGTGCATCTTGACCATCATCATATGTATTTAGTTCTTCATCAGAGAAAGGTAAGTCATCCATTCCTTCCATAGAAGCATCATCTACAGGTTCCCCACCCATACGACCATTTTCTTCCATACTAGCTAGTTCCATTTTAGCTTTGCTTCTAAGATCCTCAAAGAACTTAATGCCATAATATTGTAAGACATCTGCTGGAACAACATATTCACCCTCACTTAATCGAGCAGGTATGTCATCTCTGACTTCCGAAGGTAATGCACCTGGTGGTACTTCGTTACCACTTACAGGGTCTGTTTTTACAGGCTGGTCCCCAAATGCCATATCAGTCTGTTCTTCAAGTGCCATTACTGGACCTCCTTTGTTATATCCGACATAATCTAAATCTACCTTCACATTTTTTGCTAAAACTAATGGTCCTAACTGCAATACTTCATCTGCTCCTGTTACAGAAGTTCCTACTGGATAATTACCTTTTAAGTTGCGTGTATAAAAAGAACCTAACTTACGGGGGTCAAACCCCACTTGTGTCCATTTTGGATCGTTTAAATATTTTTGTGCTAACTTTCGTATTTGTTCAGGAGAAGTACTTTTATAAGACCCAACTATAGTAGCATATCCTATTTTATCTGCTTGTCCTGTCCCTATTTTTTCTCCTTGAGCTTGAGAAGCTCTAAAAGAGATAGGGGCATCTCCTTTACTAGTATAGTGCAAACCTTTAGAGTAGACTGAACCTTTTTGTCCTGCTACAGTATTAGTTACAATCCAAGTATCGTATCTTTTATAGGCAGGTATATCTAACCTGCCCATTACTTTTGCACCTTCTTTTATTCTTGCTGTTGATACTCCTAATTTTGTAGCCATTCTTTCAGGCAGTATAAAAGAACCGTTTTTAATTTGTCCATCATTTAAGCTAAATACTAATGCTTTATCTGTAGTTTCGTGAGGAAGTTCTTTCCATTCTGTTATAGGTCGTTTTTTTTGAACTTCATCTATATAAGCAGCTCTTCTTGCTTTTTGTTTTGCTTTAACATTTTCAACAGTGTCTAATCCTGCATCAATAATAGCATCATCACTAAACCCAGTCATATAAACTTCATCAACAACTAAACGAGACTTTGCAGTTTCATCCATTGGAATTTCTCGTTCATCTATTCTTTTTTTTCGTTTTACTACTTCAGGATGCTGACGTAATAATATACGTGCCTCTTCTTCAGTTCTTGCTCTAATAGGAACATCAAAAGAAAGACCAGACTTTGCCATCTTAGCTTTTCCCCCTTGTCGAGTAGGAGCAGTAACTTTGGCTTTAAAAGTATATGTGTTTAATTGACTTTCTTTAGTCTCATCTATAAACTTACCAGCTTGTTCTTCTAAATCAAGAGTTCTTCCTGTTGGATCTCTTCCTGTAGTTGCACGTTCTTCAGTTTTAAGAGTTTCAGTTTGTTTTTGCCACTCCTCTTTGCTTTCAATATTATCAACTTTTTTTCGTGCTTTTTGATATTTTGAAGCTAATGCTCTAAGTGGCTTTGCGGCTAGATCTCCTATAATAGGAACCGTTCCTACCGCTAATGCTCCTGTATTTAGTGCGGCAGAACCAAGACTACCTTCTTTAAGGTTTTCCTTTATATCACCAATAATAATATTTTCGCCTACAATAGGAATAGATTCTTCAGCTAACTGTTTGTAGTCTAAGTTTTTAAAAAAGTCTGCAGTAGATTGTAAAAAACCTTTATCTTCTTCAGTCTTTTGGGCCATTAATCTTATCCCTTAAATACTTTAGTTGGCGAAACGCAATAATAGCACCCTGCGCTCTGTGTATTTCAATAGAAGTACTAGCCTGTTCTAAACTACGATGTGCTAAAGAAATTCTAACTTCTAGTTCTTCAGTAAAGGCATCCCACTCATTTTTGTTATTTACAAAAGTTTTAAGCGACATTGCCAGTAAATCCTTCTTCACCTGGAAGAGGAGCCATTCCTGTACCTACTTGGCCTCCTCCGCCTCCTGTAGCGTCCATTGCGTCTGCTCCAGCCACTGCTTGGGGTGGACCCCCACTAGGTGGTGCTGCTGGCCCCATACCCTCTTGTTCTGGCGGTGGTGGTGGGGGCTGTTGAAAGCCTTTTAACAACTCTGCTTGAATAGCAGCATCTTGTAAGGAGTTAGTTACTTTGTCTGGATCTAAGTCCATACTCTTAGCTATTTCTCTAATGATAAAGTCCATTTTAGCAAACGGTGCTAATGCTGGGTTTTGCACTGTACCTAAGAACTGCATTAGTCGTTGACTACGTACCTCATTAGCCATTAGACTTTCTGTGCCACTAGCTTTAACTTCTAAGTCACCACGTATGTCTGGGTCAAAATCAAACTGCATATTAAAAGCAAAGAAAGCTCTGCCCATAGGAGCAATTAGATAGTCATCTACATTCTTAACTACAGAACGTATACTACCATTAGCAGCAGACATTAGCATAGATATACCTGACGCAGTACGTCCTACACCTGACACACCAGTCTGTCCGTGAGCAAAACTAGGGAAGCCTGTGCTTTCATCAGCTAACACTCTAGCTTTATCAAATAATTGCAGGTTCTCTTGTGCTACATTAGGAAACTTAGTACCAAACAATGCTTGCCCTGGCGCACCCCCTTGTCTGCGGAATACTTTACCTGGATACACTGACATATCCTGTCCTGGCACAAGGTTGGTTTCGTCAACCTCGATAATAAGATTACCAGATAGCGCAGCATTATCAATCGCCATACGCATAAAGCCGTTCATTAGTGTTTGGGTATCGTCCATGTTTTCGGCAATACCTACACCAAAGAAACTATATGGGTTGTGTTCAAATGGAACAGCGTAATATGGGATACGTGCAGGTTTGAATGGGTTTAATACCATTCGTAGCACTTCTCCATTGCAGCACCAGATGTTGCAGTTCACTTCTGGTAAATCTTTTAATTCTTTAGGGATACTAACCCCGTTATCTTCAAGGATGTCGATGTCAACAAATCCCCAAAACTCTAGGACTTCCCACCGTTCTGATGCGTTATGTTTAGCATCATCATCTTCCATATTCATTTCCCAGTGCTTTAATGTATAGTCAGCACCGATATCTATTGCTTGCTCAATACCATCAACCATAAAGTATGGGCGACTTTTTAAAGCTCTTAGTTGGTTACGAGACATTTTATGCCGTTCAACTGTGTACTCTGCGTCATCCATACTAGCAGCTTCTGGGTCAGGATAGAAGTTCCACACCGATACGTGGTTTGTTGCTGGAACAGTCTTGATAAGAGGATCATACTCCCCTTCTTCGCCCCAGTTCGGGTATTCCTTATCTAATGCAAAAGGACCTTTCATTACACCAGTACCTAGCAAGGCCATTTCAAATGCCATACTACGAAGATGCTTAGATGCACCAGACTCAGTTAGTTGGTCGTGTATTTTCTTTTCCATCTTTTTAGCTGCGATCATAGCAGGATGGAAAGTGACCGTTGTAGCTGTGCCTCCACCCCCTTCAATAAGTTTTTCACCTATAGGAGCTAATTTTTCTTCCATACCACCAAGTCTTTTTTGTAAGTCTCTTAGTGTCTCCCCAGGTTTTAATTCTGTGTCTGGGCCAATTAAATAAGGTTTTGGTGGGCTGTCTGTAAAAGAAGACTTTATACTATCAAGTCCAGATTCTGCTGCTGGGTCTATATTAATATGTACTGACTCACTAACACCATCAGGTAAAAGAGTAGGGTCCACAGATAAAGGGAATTTGTTATTACCAAATAGAACATCCACAATCTGACCATATGCAGCCAATGTTTTAGTCTTCGTGACTTTAACAAATACACGAGACTTTTCCGTTTCAGTGAATTGTACATCTGGTCCATATAAGCCTCTATAGTTTCTATACGCTCTTAGCCATCGTTCTTCATCCCCTTCTCTGGCATCCTCTGCACGTTTAAATCTTTCTGATACAAAAGAAACAACCGCATTAGATGATTCAAAGATTTTATCTTCTGCATCTTGCGCGGCTACTACATCGTCTGTTTCAAATGATAGGTCGTTTATTTCTGCCATATTTAATATCCAAAGCTAGGATCAGCCGCTTGAAAGCCTGATCGTTGTGTTGCTGGGTTGAAGTCCCATATAGAACTTCTAGGTCTTGTCATAATGCCATATCTTAAAGCATCATATAAATGGTCTTCTGCATTAGTATCTACGTCTTCTGGGTTACGCTTATCTAATGGAATAGCTGGTAACTGTGCTATTGTATTAGTACAGGTAGACATAAACACTATTCGTGGTTTTTCTGTAAACTCATCTACTTGTAAACGCCTGTGTAGTTCGTTCTTTCCTGATACCCTAGATCCTTTTGATCTATCTGAAGGTCGCCACCGACACCCCTTCATATTCATTTGTTCAGCTAGGCTAGGACCAGTGTCCCCTCTATTGTGCCACAGTGAACTATCAAGTACTCCGTATCGTATTGTGCCATCTTCTTTTTCTGCGTCAAGTATCATATCAGCTAAGTCTGTTGCTGTAACTTTAGAACAGTACAGTTCCCTGTATATTACTAGTGACTCATCTGGTGCTACAGCTAACCAAACAACTCCTGTATGACTTCCGTATCCGTAGTCACACGCTCTAAACTTAGTCCAGTTAGTTGGTATCTTGTATGGGTCAACTACGTGTATCTTTCTGTTAAATTCAGGAAACGCTGCACCTTCATTTACGTCCCAGTTACCTTCAAGTAATTGCTTTCTTGAATGTTCAGGTAGAGAGAGAAGCATTGCTTCGTAGTCTCCACTTTCAGCTAGGTAAGGATTATCAAACAAACTAGCAGGAATAAATCTGCGTTTGAATAAAGGTTGTCCTTCTTTAGTGTGTCCTTTAGGAAAGCGTATTTCTTCCCCTGTTTCTATATTTGTAGCCCAGAACGGTTTTCTTGACGGAGAAGGGTCAATAAACATTTTTTTAACCCATTGGTGTCCTAACCCTCCTGGGTTTGTTGTTGCTCTCATATACAGACCTAGTTCGGATGCATAAGCACTACGCAAACGAGACCTCATATAGTCCCAAGCGTAGGGAGAACTCCATTGTGTTAATTCGTCAAAGCCGATCCAATTAAACGCCTGACCCTGATAACGTGTAACATCCATATCTTTGTCGAGGTACGACATCCAAAGTCGTCCACCTCTAGGCGAGATCCACTGACTTTTCCTTTCAGACCATTTGATACCTGGTACTGCACGAGGGTATAGTTCTTGGCTTTTTTGTATAAGTTCACGGAGTTCCTCAGTTGTGTGTCTGACTAGTAGCCCACTAAAGTTGGGACTGTTTAATCCGTGTAACGGATCTGCCAGCATTGCATAAGATTTACCACCACCTGCAGCCCCACCATACAAAACTTCTCTTTCTGATGAAGACAAAAAATCTGTCTGTGGACCTTCATTAGGTTTAAATACTATATCTTGGGCAACTTCTGTGTCAAACGGTGCAGCCATCGGGACTGCAGGTATTGGAGTAGGTTGTTTAACTTTTGTTACTTGAGTAGGCTCCAACTTTATCTTCTTCGAGTTTTTCGATCTCTTGTAGCGTTTTTTGGAGGCGTTGGGCAAGTCGCTTTTTAATAATAATTGTTTTCTTACGTTTTCGGTCAATGCTTATTCTTTTCTTTAAACCCATATGGGAGATACTTCTCCCTGTTTGCCGTGTTAACCATTGTGCAACATCCCTTAAACTATACTGTTTGACGTGTTGTTTAGCAAGATGTAGTGCTTCTAATTCGTGAGGTATTGGCTCTAATAGTCTTTCATTATCAGGGTTAACTTTATAGCCAAAAGGAATTTGTTTTATGGACACTCTAGCTATTGTATGCCAATTTTTTTCTTGGCCTTTACGGGGCTTTGGTAGTTCCCAAAAACCTATCGTGTCTCTTTCCCAACTCTTTATTCGTTTGTACCTTCTTTAGCTGGTAATATAAATACTCCTCCCCCAGAAGAACTTACGTCAACTCGATCTACTTTACCTAATCCTGCACGATCTAACAAGTCTTTAGCAGCGGACATCTTATCTCGTATGCCTAGCTCAGTCGGATCATATAAAGCATTAGTCATAGCCATTGCTGCTTTAGGTGCAGTACGCGCAAAGTAAGAACGAGTAGCATCAGCTATCTCGTCCTTCAACGCTTCAACAACTAATCTTGTTGCTGTACTGTCGCTATACCCAGCTAGTTTCTTAGCTGTCACTACATCACCATTAGCTTCATCAAATAATACTTCAAGAAACTTCTGTTGATTTTCTGTTAGTTGTCTAGCCATTATTCTTTTTCTTTCCTGCCATATAGTTAGGCACGTTTAGATCTTTCTTTTGCTGCCTTCGTAAGATCTTTAAAGTGAACCACGGTTTTAGAACCTTTAGTATGAGTTTTACCAGAGTGTACGGAACCATCAGGCATTTTATGAGTACCCCCATTATGTTTTCTCCCATCTTTAAAATAATGTTGTACGCCTTTTGCCATACTATTTTTTCTTTCTTGTTTTCTTTACCATACCACCTTTATTCATATAACCCATTTTGTTACGTACAGTTGTAGGTAGTTTCTTTAGTCCTGCTTGTTTAGGCGAAGGTTTTTTCAAAGCCATATTTTTATCCTTTATTTTTTAGCTTTTCTATTAGGGGGATTAGATGCACCAGATTTAGCCATACCACCTTTTTTATAGCCCATAGTTTTTTTAGCCATACCGCCACCCATATAGCCTTTTACTTTTTTTTCTTTCTTTTTCATACCCATCATTGTATTAAGCCTTTCCTGCTTTTTTGTTTCTTGGAAACGATCTGTTTTTAGATGCCTTTTGCACCCGTAGGTTACTTTTTCGATTGTCTAATGGATTGCCATTCTTATGGTCTACATCTTTACCATCACCCTTTTTAACTAAACCTGCCTTCATAGCCATACGTCTAGCTTTATTACGAGAAACTCGTTTTTTTATTTGCTCTGGTCTGCTTTTGTAGTTAGCATTTTCTTTTTTATAATTGCGTGGAGCCATTTTACGTATCTACCTTTGTATTATCTTTGCCCCAATAAACACATTTTTTGTCTGTAACTATCAAATTAGGGTGCTTTTCTTTTAAAAAAGGTATACCAATCTGCTCCATTCCCATATAGCACCCTATTTCAGTTTCAAATACAGGACCGCCATAAGTAGCACATTCTAAGGTAATCATTGAGCATAATAAGACTAAAGGGCTGAACATCGTCTATTTCCTTAATGACTTAGCCCCAGAACACTTCCATCGTTTACGAGACAAGTTATTAGGAGTATTAGGATCATTTTGTTTCTTTTTAGAAAGCCTTTTTTTAATTCCTAGGCTTCTTGCACAGTAACTGTCCCCTTTAGATGTTCCTGCACGAACTCTTGGGCCACCGCCTTTGGCTTTTCCTGCTTGCCCGTAACTAACCTTTTTGCCTGACGAGGTTACCTTAACCTTTGCCTTGCCTTTTCTAGGTGTTGCCATAATTACCTACGTGGCATCATTGGCATAGTGTACATCATCACTTCAGGTTGTGTCAAGTTATCTATTACTTCTTTTTGCATACCGTTATTACCGCGTAAATCTTTGCTACCAAAGCGGTCTGCAGTGTTATTTTCTTTTTCGTAGTGTCCATTGCCCATACAACGGAAGTCTTTTTGGTTTTTAGTTGAATAATACATATTAATTTCCTGCCAAGGGGTTTAATAGAGCTTTTTTGATCTTATTGTCTAAATTTAACTCTAAAGTTTCTATTTTAGTGTCTAATCTGTCTATTTTAGCGTCCATACGGATCTCAAAAGCGTTAATAACGCCCCTTACGTCCTTTATGTTCTGTCGATTACGCTGTTCTTGCTCTGCCATGTCTTTTTCGACTTGAGATAACGTACTTTTTACGTCTAAACTCTGGGCATCTATAGATGTTTCAACATCATCTATGTCTAATTCTATGCGATCTTCCTGTTGATCCATAGATGTCTTAACAGAATCTAGTTTTTCATCGACACGAAGCTCTGTTGCGTCTATTAATGCTTCAATAGCTGCAACATCGTCCTTTAATCGTGTCTCTTGTTCGTCTACTGTAGTCTCAACTGCAGCTAAGTCATCTTTTATGCGTTGTTCTTGCTTGTCCATACTCGATTGTATGCTCGTCAAGTCTTCTCGAAGCTCGATCTTTGAGTCGTGGACACTAGCGGAGACATTAGCTACAGATGCTTTGATTGAATTGACTTGTTCTCGTATCATTTCATTAACGAGTAGGTCAGCTTCTTTAAGATTATTGAACTGTTCGCTAATAACAGCTAGTTCACCCTCAACCATAAGCATATGATTTTCGATGTGTGACAAATCGGGGGACACGAAGTTAGCTATCTTCTTTTCCATAGATAAATATCTTTGGTAAACTTCAAAACCACCCCATAATCCCCCAATAATCGTACCGACTAAAGGTATTATGAGTAGGAGTTTTGACCCACCTACCTTTATTCCCTTATACTCGACTTCTGCCATGTTATCTTTTCTTTGCTGTTTTAGCTGACTTACGAAAGGCTGCGGCAGTAGGTGCGCCTTTGCTACCCACTTTCCGCATTTTTTCTTTAGAGCCTGCTTTTATACGGTTACGTTTAGCATTTATATTTGCATATAGACCAGGTTTCTTTGCCATGTTTAGCTACCTATCATTATTTAAGGTTAATGCCGCCAGTGTTTGCTGCTAGACCGTCAACGACATCGTGCAACAAGAAGGCTAGTGCTGCTGTAGTTGAAATACAAGTAATTTTAAAACTTGAACCTACAACTGCGTTAGCATCAAAACCTGCAGAATCATTTGCGTCTGCAACTGCTAGGTTGTCACCGTCACCTTTTGGTACACAACCAAGAATCTTTTCTGATCCGTTAGTAATAATGTCAATATCGTTACCTGCTGTACCTAACATTACAAATGTATAAGTAGCACCTAAACAAGTTGCACAAGCTGGTAGGGATAGAGTTGCTGCACCGCCCATTGCAGGGAATGTTACGATAGCCCCTGATTGTGCTGCTGTTAGTACAGTACCAGAAGTATATCCTGTTACCTGTGCGAGTACGTTTACTCGTGGTGATTGACTTTGTGAATCAAATGTAGCTGCACCTGATACAGCCATTGTACCTGTTACTGCTAGTCCGTCATCAAATGAAAATGTTGTTGGCATCTTTTCGACACCTTGATACATTGTAGTATTTGCCATTGTGTATATTCCTTATTTAATTTATTGGTTATATTGACTGTCCACGAGGGCATCCATCTTCACGTTAGAGCCTCCAAACATGATAAAAGAAGCGAAATTATTATCGCTTATTTGGGTGTCAGGTACAATTAGATCAGAAAAAAATCCTGGTGTATCTTGAATTAATTTCTGGTCATTGAAAAACGTCTTAGAATTTCCTAGTACCTGCATTACAAGGAGGGTCTTGAGTTGGTTAGTAGAGTCGTACCGTCCTTTGTCCCCCATGTTCTTTACTATCTTACTTCCTGCTTTTTGTTTTTGGTCTTGTTTTTTTTGAGCCTTAGTTTGTTTAGGCTCTTCTTTCTTCTCTTCTTCTTTTGCAGCTACCTCTTCTTTTTCTTTAGGTTCTTCTTTGGCAACTACTTTAACTTCAGGTTTCTTTTCTTCTTCCTTAGGTTCTTCTTTAGTTGGTTCTTCTTCTTTTGCTTCTGGTTCTTCAACTACCTCTGGCTCAGAAACCACTTCTTCGGGTTCAGGCTGCGGCTCTTTAGTTTCTGCATCAGGTCCAGGCGTTTCATTTTCAGATACATCCTTAACTTCAGGAAGGTCAGTATTTTCCATATCGTTAGCCGCCACTTCAATGTTTTCAGGGGGCGGAGCATCAACTGTATTTGGTTCGACATTAACATCTGGCATATCCATTTCTAATTCTATATCCATTTCAATGTTGCTTTCCATCGTAACTTCAACATTGGTAGGTGGACCTATATCAAAGTCCATATCTATTTCTATATCGGGGATATCTAATTCTAACTCTATAGACTCGTATGAATCTCCCCCTGCCATATCATCATCAAAATTAGGTTGAATGTCAATATCCCCATTAGGGTTTTCTATAAAATCATTATTATCAAATATGTCTTCAGCTATGTCTATTACTTCGTCGTCGTATCCGCCTGTCGCTATAAAAGTCTCTATCGTCGTTATGTGCTGCGTTATTATAGTGTTAACTATATTCCACAAAACATTTACGGTTACATCATCAAAGACGGGGCCTATAGCTAGGTTTATGTCTCTGCCGCCCACCTCTACAATAATTGAAGTAAGACTTCCACCAAAATCAAAACCACCAGTGTATTCAGCATATCCTGTTGCTACTCCTGCTGCGGATAATAAGTCTGTACCAGCAAATGCTGAAGTTGTTCCGTCACGACCCGTAATGTGCATATAGATTGAGTCTGCGCTATCTTTCTTATGCACTTTAATAGTGTAGTTAACTCTGCCGCCTTTGTCTGACATATTTAAGTTCTGTACATCTATCGTCTGTATGAATGTTGTACCCATTCCAGCTACGCCCATTGTACTTGTACTCGAACCACTTCCAGTGATCTCAGCACATTTATCTGTACCTAGGTCTCCACAGGTGGACCCAGTTGGCATCGAAGCTGAACCCTGCCCACCCCAGTCAACATCCATATCACCTTCTTTTGATGATGATACAAATCCATTATCGCTATCTAATATGTCACCACTATCTTCATTCGTTGTGGTTGTAGTTGTGGTCGTTACTGTAGTTGTTTCTATTTCAGTTATACCTGTAGAGTCGCTACTCGATTCAGTTATTACTTCAGTTTCAATTAATTCAATAACAGTCGGGGTACAAAGTCCTACCGTAGTATTTGTGCAGTCTGGGTTGTCAGCTATTAGCTCTGTACTATAAAAGCAAAAGAAGAGCGGCAATAGGGAATACCCAAGTACCTTTTTTCTTGTCGCCATCTGCGCTTCTTTCTTTACGTTTTTCAGCTAGGGCCTTACGTTTCTTTAGTTCTAGTTTCTTTTGTCGCTTCTCTTCTTTAACTAGAAGACGTTTTTCTTCTTTTAAACGAGCCGCCTCAATTTTGTTATTCTCTTCCTGTGCTTTTATTTCTTTCTTAGCTAGTACAGCCGCTTTCTTCTCAGCTAGAGCTTCTTCGGCTATCTCTATTTCTTTTAAGGTTCTGATCTCAGATTTTGCTGGAATAAGTGATACGTTCTTGTTCCAGGCTAATAGAGCTTCATTCCCTATCTTTCCCATAAATGGACAGGGCGTACCTGCCATCCACATCGAATCAAACACCCTTGCATCCATACAAAGGGTTGATATTGCCGCTACCTTCATACCCATTCCGTACAGGCTACGAGCTAGTTTTATACGCTCACAGTTTTCATCGGTAATAGTTATGCCCGTAGCAAAACCTAGTACTTGTGTTTGTACTGAGGCAGCGGCAGCCGATTTGCATACATCGCTATTGTTAACGACGACAGACGGGGCAGACGCAGTGGGTACACTTTTATCTGTAACCACTGTGCTGCTAACCGTATTACTATCGGCAGCAGATACGTTCTTAGAACTCGATAAGGATACAATTACTATTGCAACCCCTATCAGAGCTATTATGTAACATATCCGCCTAATCATTTTTGTCATTACTTTTTAGCGCAGTTGCACCAGCCATCTTGTAGCAAGTGGAGTACGACACCTAAAGCAATTAAACCAGCTAATCCTGCTCCACCTAGTAGAGAGATTAAACTAATTATATTTTCTACTACGTTACCTAAGAACAACATGTTCCCTGGTCCCACTAGTATTGATACCACTATCGAGAGTGTCAGAAGTGCTACGCCTAGGTTAGTTAACCCAGCCACAGATTTCATCATTCTATCCATTGGCTTTCCTTTTTTGTTGTTTCTAGAAGTTAGTGATCGTTAAGGAACAACAACACTATCCGTATTCTCGTTCCCTATTGGGGTCTAAGACTTCTTGCCTACTTAACCAGCCCTCTAAGTACATAGCCCTTTCAACGTGATCTAGTGTGTACGTCACACCAGTATTACACCTTATTGCTTCCCTAATATAGAAAACATCAGATTTTGGGATATGTACACGATTAAAGGCACGAGGGTTGTTATCTATTAATGCTTTATAGAATTCTTCGAGTACATTCTCTGATGCATATAGTTGTACTGGCTTTTTGCTCATTGTCAAGTTTTATTTTATATAATTTTAAGGAGGGTTAAAAACGCGCCACACTAAGTACGAAAGGAGGGATACTTAATGTAGCGCGTAAGGTGGTTCATACAGGAATATACAAACAAATAGTATTTTAGTTTATGTAACATACAAAGTTTAAAGGGAGGGAGAGACAAACCTTTATGTGATGTATGTTACATAACAAGAATCATAATACAAAGTTAATAGGGTGTCAACTATAATAATTTAATATGTGTATAAGTATTACTTTTAAGTTATACTTCCTTTCTCTTTAGGAGAAAGGTATGTTAATACTTTAAAGTATTACTTTAAGGCTGCTACTGCTACGCAGTTATACTGATTTTTAGCTAGTAGTCAAACATTATTGCGCTTAGTGTGTCAACATGTCGCAGTTATAAGCTGGTTACTAGTGAATGTGATCACAAATAAAGTAGTTTTAGGTGTACAAACTACCAGGTCGGAAAAACCCCGTGTGTGTAACTATACATATATAACGTACCCCTAACCCCCCAGTGTCCCACGCCCCCCTCGCAACTACTCACATATATAAAGCACTGATTTTGTGGGGAAAATATCCTAAACTATAGGTTATCTAGTAGGATAATATATTTATTTAGAACTATACTTAGTTAAGCATTTGTTAACATTACATCTTATAACTAATACTATATCAGTTAATACAAAGTTATGGTTTCAGAAGTACATCCCTACTTGTGGCGCGCACACTCAAAATCAAAAAGATATACAACCTACTCAACCAACCACGAGCTAGACCTATGCAGTAGACGCATAAGTACCTATGCACTGAGCGCATACCTACTCTCACACAACGGTCACTACTCACATGCCCTGAGCGCATAGCACCTATGCACTGAGCGCGTAGCAACAGCAGCGACTATTTTAACTGATATGGTTTATCTATTGTCAGTTAAATGTTAATATCAATTATTGAGAGTCGTTACTGATTCGTTATTTATAAAGGATAAAACAATATGAAATTATCATTCAAAAGGAATAAACCATTTTGTAAAAGCATCGCAATAAAGCAAGGCTATACAAAAGAATTAACTATGAATTCCAGCCATTATATCGGCTCTGTATTAATTAAACCGATTACAGATTTAAACAGTACATTTAGAGCCTATTGTTTAGATAGACAAAGTTTTATGTATATAAATGGGTGGCGTTTATAATGCTTACAATCTTTTACATTTTCGTTGCACTATTTGGCGCGTATTTAGTTTATGAATTAATCCAACAATTAAGGATATTATAATATGACTCATCCATTTGAAGAAATAACTTTGAACAAATGCATTAACAAAGGACAAGCCAGAATCTGGATAGAGGGATCCATATTAGAGGTTAATAAGTTTTCTAATAATGAAACTTTTTATAAGTCAATTATAGACTCTAAACTAATCTTAAACTTTTATGCCGATGATGCTATTAAGAAAAACAAAATATCTGGCACTAAGTCTAGACCTATTATTGATATTACAGGAAAAGCTATAACTAAATTTTTTGGCAATAATAGTAAATACAAAGTGACGTTTGCTAATAGCAACTCTCACAAAACAATCACAATTAAACCTATCAAATAGAAAGGAAATAATATGTTTATTGAATTAAAGCACATACCAAAAAATGGTTTATTCCAACGTAAGGAAGACTCAAAAACGTCTTACATAAAAAACCATTATAACAAATCGGATAAAACTTTTTCTTGTTCTGATATAGATGATATCAATAGAGAAATTTTTTTAAAAAGTTCAACTAAGGTTTTCGTATAATGTATTATTATAAATCAAAAACTGGTTTAGTTAAGTTTAGAAAGCCAGTATCAAAAATAACGCAAAAGCTTTTAGGTTTTCGCAATATATCAAAACTTAATTATGAAAATGCATTAAGTATAAACGAAAACCATAATAAAAGATTAGCAAAATTATTAAGAAATAAGGAGTCTATCTAATGACAATTCAAAATCACGTAAAGGAAAACACATTTCCAATTAATCATATTGTAGCCGAATATCTAAACAGTAGCGACAAAAACAAAGTAGAGGGCAAGCAATGGTATTTTACAGCGCATAAAATAGCTTCAACACTATCTGAATCTTTTAGCGTTTCATTACCTAAAACTTGCGGAGTCATTGCGGCACTTAGTCCAAATAACCATTGGGACAAAAACATAATTGACGCGGAGTCTTTATTGGCGGCGTTCAATTGTGACATGCCAGAGTCAGAAATATTTGACACAATAAAAGTCTCTACTTTTAATCCTAATAAAACAAAGGCTCTTAATGTTTTGTTTAATGATTGCCGAAATGATCTATTACCTAAATTACCTATAATAGAAATTATTAAACCTAAAAAAGATTCTGGGCATAAAGTAAAATCTTTTTATTCTTGTATTATAAACCCACACGATACCAACGAAATATGTGTAGACGGCCACGCACTCTCGATATATTTGGGGGATAGGATTACAGTAAATGATAGCAAGTCTAATATGACTCCCAAACAATACGCACATATACAACAAGCCTATAGACTAGCCACCGATAAAATAAATAAAATTGAAGGTCGCACTTATATCCCAATGGAAATTCAGGCCATTACTTGGCTCGCATATCGAGAACGCCATAACCTATAATCCTAAACTAAAATATAAATAAAATTAGGTCTCACTTTGTGGGGCTTTTTTTTTATGTGCCTACTCTCACATTAAGATACTTGCCTAAAATCCTGGCCAAGTCCTGGCCTAAACTTCCTGGTACTCTCATACATCGGTCATCCAGGACAAAACAAATACGCAGCTTTCCTGGGAGAATGTGCCTACGATACCTGCCGCAAAGTCCTGGCTAAGTCCTGGTTAAATCCTGGCAAGATAACTGCACGATAATTGCCTAGTAATTTAACTGATATTATTTCTTGCGTTAACTGATGGGTGTGATATAACTAATATACAGAATATAAATTGATTCGTTTTAGATATTAAAGGAGAAAAAATAATGTCTACAGGTATTACAGTTCACCGCGTAAAAAAAGTTGATATAGAAAATATAATACACGACACTTTTGAAACCATAAGAATTAATATTGTTAATGATGAAAATGAAAAAGTTGAAGTGTGTCTTTTTTCTGAAAATAAAAGAATGGCCTTAGATGTAGTAAAAGCATTTACGATAGACGGCAATAATTCATCAATAGCTGAAACAAGAGAGGATTAATACAAATGGAATTTACTAGAGCGCAATTAAAAAATATTAGAGTTGAGATGCAGAATAGTCTTACAGCACTTGGTTACGAAGCAAATGCTACTATTGATAGTGGTTTAACTTTTAAAGTAGGTAATTGTAGTTTCAACTCTGATACCGCTACGTTCAAAGTTGTTGTTACTTTACCTAATGCTGTAGCACCAGAAGTTACAGCGTTAATGGATGAAATAGAACGTGAGAAAATGTTAGGTGTAATTTTTAGCACTTCAGATTCTATTCACTCTCAGTATCAGCTTGTAGGCTACAACAACAGAGCCAGAAAACGCCCATACATATTTATAAATAAGAAAACAAAAGTTAAGTATGTATGCGACTATAAGAGTGCCAAACGTATGTTCGCAAAAGATGAACTAGAATATTCTAGAACGTCTAGCACACCAAGAGAGGTAGCTTAAATGTCTAAAAAATATTCAGTTACTTTATTATCAAAAAATAGCGGTGCTTATATGCACAGTGCAGATCATAATTATATATATTTAAAATGCTTAGTTGATAACGAAAAACAAATAAAAAGAATCTTTGATGATGAATATCATATAGTAGATGTAGATTTAATAATTGATTACAACAAAAGTAGCCCAGATGACTTAACTTTAGAGGGTCAAAAATACCAATGCTACATAGATAATACGCAGGAAGCATTTCCTAAAACTTTTGAAGAATGGTTAAACACTTAAAAAAAGGAATCATAATATGGCATATATTAATCAGGCCGATAAAAACGAATTAATGCCTAACATCAAGGCGGTACTAGCTAAACATAATGTTAAAGGTACGGTTTCAGTTAGAAATTATTCGACATTAGTAGTAACTATAAGAGAGGGGGCATTAGACTTTTTAAATCGTAAGCATCAGGCCAGAGGGATTATTTTTACTGGTACTAAAATAATTTATGAAAGCGTAAATCAATACCATTACCAAAAGCATTACAAAGATCAGCCAGAGTGCGTTGCTTTTTTTGATGACCTATTCAAGGCTATGAAGGGTACAAAATGGTATAACAAAAGTGACGCAATGTACGACCACTTTGATACAGCGTATTATTTAAGTGTCCACGTAGGTAAGTGGGATAGACCCTACATTCACGCACCCATTAAGAACAAATCTAAAACAAAGGTTTCATACTTAATGGAAGGTATGAGTAAAACAATAGAGTTAACAGAACAAGAATGGATAGAGGGGGGTTTTAAAATGATAGCATAGTATATGTATAAAAATTATAGGGGGGCAGACCACGGGCTGTCCTCTTTTTTATTTGTCATAAACTTCCTGGTACTGTCATACATCGGTCATCCAGGACGGCTGCACGTTTTAATATTCCTGGTATTTTAATGCTACGATAAGTGCCTAGTAAAATAACTGCTATTGTATTATCAGTTCAAGTATGTCATAAAGGGGTACATTATAACAAGAAAGGAATCATATAATGGTACAAGAAACAAAAGTAATAACTCACCTAAAAACTAAAGCTAGTATTTCTACTAGAGAGGCAGTCTTCTGTTACAACATATTATCTCTAACTAAAGTTATATCTGAGCTTAGGCGTAAGGGTTACAGAATTTTGTCAGTCAATAAAATTGATAAGGTTAGGCGTACCCCCTATAAACAGTACTACGTTTTAGATAGAGAGGACTTTGCACCAGTTAAAGATACAGTAAATGGATAACATTTGTTTATGGTGTCGAGAGGATACTAGTTTTGGTTCGGGTAAATTTGTTAATAGGATTTATGCGGATCGCCAAGATGGCGTAGATTCCTTTTATGAAGAGGGTTATATGTGTCACGAATGTCAAATAGAAGGAGATGAATTATGAAGTTAGCACCTAAGTACTATACTAAAAACCCCAATAAAGTTATGGCATATCAAGAGGAAGACTTGAAGATGCTAAAGCGAGAGATAGATACCGCCAAGCAGATCTGGTACGATACGTGGCAGAATAATGGCGCAGAAGATATGGGGTCATGTTGTGGTGGTAAGGGTATCAGCATACCTTACATTCGTAAGGGCAAGCGCATAGCTGAAGACATCAACGTAGTGTCTTGTGGTTGGGTGCAAGGTAATGTCTCAGCATCCCAAGCAGTAGGTAAAGCATTGGTATATATCAAACAGTTTTTCCCTGATGCTGTATATAATGATGGGTGGATGGATTAATATGGAAAAAGGTATAAATGTATTAGCCCCATTCAATGGCTGTTCGGGGGCAATGCTTGCCCTTCGAGCTAACAACATCCCAATAAAAACATATGTCAGCTTAGAAACTGACAAGTACGCTAACACAGTGTCACAAGCTAACTGGGGCAATACAGTGTGGCAGATGGGTGATGTCAGAGAATTTTCTGAGAAGTTGTACAGAGAATCTTACTTAAAAGAAAATCCTTTTGATCTACTTATAGGTGGCTCACCATGTCAGGATGTATCGTTTGCAGGGCATCAGAAAGGATTAGTTCCTGGGACACGTTCTTCTTTGTTCTTTGAATACGTTAGACTATTAAAGGAGTTTAAACCTAAATACTTTCTACTAGAAAACGTGCGGATGAAACAAAGTAATATGGACATTATATCTGACGCATTGGGTGTTACCCCAGTTAAGATAAACTCATCACTACTAACAGCACAAAATCGTGTACGATACTATTGGACAAACATACCTCAGTCTGATTTGCCTGACGATAAGTGCGTAGTATTACAAGACATACTAGAAGATGACGGCTACTCTGCTGACAGAGACAAATCATTTTGTATTGATGCTAACTACTTCAAAGGCGGTAACTTAAAGTCATACTTCGAGAAACATAGGCGACAGCTAGTGTTTTCGCCAGAAGGTCTAGCGCACGTAGGTGACGCTGACTTGAAGGGTCACGGCTACAATCGTAGGGTCTACCACCGCAAGGGCAAGTCACCCTCAGTATGTGCCGCATCAGGTGGCAACTTAGAGCCGAAGGTTTTAGTTGAGACTGCTGACAAACCTATGTGGCGTAAATTATTGCCACTAGAAGTGGAGCGTCTGCAAGGTATGCCAGACAATTATACTGCACACGTTAGTAATACCCAACGCTATCGAATGGTAGGTAATGGCTTTACGATACCAGTTATATCACATTTACTGAAAGGAATGACATTATGACTGAGGATCAGAAACAAATAGCGTCATTGATAGCTCAAGTTAGATGTATCAAGGAGAGACTATTAATCCTGGAGCAAAGAGAAATGCACAGAGAGGAGAACAAATGATACTTAAACCTAAGAAATGTCCTAACTGTTTTGGTGACGGTTGGATACCTATCATAAAAGTAATACGTTCATCAGGAGACTACACTTACAGTGAGTTAGAAGATGTAGGGGAAGAGGATTGCCCCGAATGTAATGGAACAGGAGAGGAGAAAATTTATGCGTAATCTTATTTTGATTAGTGTACTTGTCGTCATAATAATGGTTGCTATTCTTTATGCTAACATTGTAGATGATTTAAATTCAACTATTGATGATTTTTTTAATAATGGATAGTTATTGGTTTTTAAAAAATGCGCTACCATTAATGTTTATAGCTGTATTTGTTTTAGCTTGGTCTGTGTGTTATTATTTTAGTCACAATAACTATGAAAATAGTTTAAAAAGAAAGAGGAATAAAAAATGATATTAAAAGATATGGCAGAACAATATAGGTGTTCCCCTAAGTTTTGTAAGCTGTCTATAAAAACCCAAAAAGAATATATGTCACAACAGAAAAAGGTTTGTGCAACTATTGTGCAGAATAATGTGAGACTAGGCGATATGAAGTTAAAGAAAATATCTTTAAAACATGTTGCTGTAGCATATGAACAGTGGCTACGCACTGGTACACGTACTGCTAATATGCGTAAGAGTTCACTATCTGTTGTATTTAAATATGCAATGCAGAATGAACTTATGGATAAAAATCCTTTAGTTGGCTTAGAGACTACAAAAGATAGTGTACGTTCAGTTAAGTGGGAACGTGACGAGGTTAAAAGATTTTTAGATATTGCTTACGGAAACTTTAAGTATAGAAATATTGCTTTGTTGTGCCAGATGGCATACGATTTTGGGCAGAGACTAAAAGATATGAGGCAGTTAAAGTGGTGCAGTATAAATTTTACTGAGAAAACAGCCAATATAAAACAGTCCAAGAGAGGGGCAGAAGTTCATTTACCTATTGATGATAAGTTAATCAAAATGCTACAGCAACAAAAGGAAGACTTTGATGGGGTGTCAGAGTATGTGTGTCCTCGCATCCCTATTAGGGGCAATGGCTATCGGGAATACTCTGAACAAGAAATATCTTATTTAGTTAACGATATAAAGCGAGAAGCAAACATTAGACCAGAGTTGTGGGCAATGGATTTTAGGAGAACTGCTGTAACTGAGATGGTAGAGAGTGATGTTGATGTATTTGGTATTATGCAGGTTACAGGGCATCAAAACCCCCAATCAGTTAAGAACTATTTAGTTAATACTCGTGAGGGTGCAACTACTGCGCTATCTAAGCGAAACGCTAATGGGTAGCATAAAATCTTTTATCCAGGATATAAACATTGCAGAAGGGGAACGTCTTAGAATGGACTGCCCTTCTTGCAGGGGATCAAATACATTAAGTATTAGTCGCATTGATGGTGTTATTCTATATCAATGTTATAAGTTAATGTGTTCTGAAGCAGGGGGTATTTACGAAGGGATGACAGCAGGGCAAATAAAGAAACGTATAGCTTCATTAAGTGACAGTAGTTCTGCCCAAGATAGGTGCCAGGAAAATGTACCTATGATCATACCAGAATACATTGTCCCTATAAGTAAGGATAAGAAGTTAATTAACTTTATTAAAGGTTGGGGTCTAGAATACGTAGAATTATTGTATGACGTTAAAGATAAGAGAGCAGTGTTTCCTATACGAAAAGATGGCACAATTATTGATGCCGTAGGTAGATCATTAGTAGGGGGAATACCAAAGTGGTTAAGATACACGGGTGCAGCCGATGTTTATCTTGCTTGTAAAGGGAAATCTAATGGTGTTGCAGTTATTGTTGAGGATGTTATTAGTGCTAACACTATATGTAGTGTGTGTCAAAATGTCACAGGTATAGCTATCTTAGGAACATCATTAAGCCTAAAACATATGGAGTATCTACAGGAATATAAAAAAATTATAGTTGCTTTAGACCCTGATGCTTCACACAAGAACTTGCAGTACAGACGAGAGATAGCGTCTTGGACGGGGATAGACACTATTGCTATGCGTTTAAACGATGATATAAAGTATAGAGAGACAAAGGATCTAATTAAATTAAAAGCACTGTGCGGTTAAATAATGGTGTTCTATCGTACTATTCCATTGTTGAAGGATGCACATTACCCTGCTTGCGTTGGCCTATGCCAGATTGGTAGGGGCAGAGTAATGGAATCTTGGAATGATGGTAAAAGCAGATCAACAAAGTGGTATCTGTGGCCTTTACCAATGAGATGGATTGGTTGGGATAGCAGAGGATCTTATTTAGGAAGAAGAAGAAAGGTAAAATGACAGAAATATCATTATTAAAAACTTTAATGAACAAAGAGTTCTATGAATTACATAAAGGGATACGATGCCCAGACAAAATCTTTACTAAGGATGTCAGAAAAGTAAAGCAGACACTTGATTACGCAATGGAGACATACGATCAGGGGCTATCACTAGCAGATCTGGAAGCCCTGTTTTATGCAACAAACAATACACTTACTACATCTAATAAAGAGCAGTACAAAAAGATCTTTCATAAGATAGCTAGTAGCAGTGCTTTGAATACTGAGGTAGCTACGAAGGTTATTTCTAGGATGTTTCAACAAGTGGTAGGCGAAGAGATAGCTAACATTGGCTACGATTATGTAAATGGAACGCAAAACAGCTTAGAGTCTTTACGTAAAATTGTAGAGACATACCAGAATGATTTTACCCCTAATGTAAAGATAGAGTTTGAGGATATGAGTATAAATACATTGATTGAAGCTAACGAAACTGAGACCCAATGGAAGTTTAATATATCTAGCCTAAGACGTAATGTCGAGGGTGTCAGTGAGGGTCACTTCATAATAGTAGGGGCGAGGCCAAACACTGGCAAGACTAGCTTCCACGCTTCTATTATTGCTTCTCCGAAAGGGTTTGCAGAGCAGGGTGCTAAGTGTGTTATTTTATGTAATGAAGAGGCCGCAAATAGGGTCGGAGCAAGGTACTTATCAGCCGCTACTACTATGTCAATGGAAGAGATAAAAGTTAACCCATCTAAGGCGGCTCTGCGCTACGATAAGGTCAACCCTAACATACATATCAAAGATTCTACAGGTAAAGATCTGAGTTGGGTTGAGGCTGTAGTTAAAGCTACTAAGCCTGATGTATTAATACTAGACATGGGAGATAAGTTTGCCCCACGTACTAGTGACAAGACAGATGTTTATCTTAGGGATGCCGCTATACACGCCAGGAATATAGCTAAAGAATATAAATGTGCTGTCTTTTGGTTGTCTCAACTGAGTGCGGCAGCCGAAGGTTTAGCGATGCCAGATCAGTCAATGTTAGAGGGAAGTAAAACTGGCAAGGCGGCTGAAGCTGACCTAATGATACTTATAGGTAAGAACAGAGTTATTGAAGGGAATGAGATGGAAGATAAAGAGAGACACCTAAACATAGCTAAGAATAAATTGAAGGGCGGCTTTCACGGACGTATAACTTGCCAGTTGGCAGGAGATATAGCACAGTATACAGCGTGAGAATTGTACTAGACGTAGAGAACACAGTTACTAAACGTAATGGCAAGACCCATATGGATCCCTTCGAAGCCAATAACTTTTTGGTACAGGTGGGTACTAAGAATGTAGATGTACCTACGGAACGACATCTGTTGACGTTCGATCACGTTGAATACACTGACCGTAATGGTGATAATTCTAGGCTGTTACAAACTATCTTAGATCAAACTACACTACTTATAATGCACAACGCACAGCACGATCTAATGTGGTTGTGGGCTAGTGGGTTTAAATATGATGGCGACATCTACGATACGATGTTAGCTGAATATATTTTACAGCGAGGGCAGAAGCAACCTCTTAGCTTACTGGCTTGTGCTGAACGCAGAAACTTAACCTTTCAGAAAGATGATACATTAAAGAAATACTTTAAAGAAGGATACAACACAAATGAAATACCGCTTAAAGAACTTACACATTATCTTGGCTGCGACATTGACACTACTTCCGAATTGTTCACTGCTACTATTACCGAAGGCTTCGCCAAAAGCGAGTCCAACGGAATGGATAGAGTTCGAGACATTACCTTCAAAGTCTGTAAAGCCCTTACCCGAATGTACATGCGAGGGTTCAGAGTGGATAGACTCGCCCTTCGAGAAGTAAGGAGAGAGTTTGAGGAAGAGAAGGTTGCAATCCAGGATAGACTATTTAGACAAATAAGAGATTTAATGGGGGATACTCCAGTTAATCTTAACAGTCCTGAACAAGTATCTCAGGTTGTATTTAGTAGGAAGGTAATTGACAAGAAAGAATGGGTTGAACTGTTTGACTTTACGAAAGACTATAAAGAGTTTAGGGATGCCATAGAAACAAACAGTGTAAAACTTAGAAAGACAGTAGCTTTTAGTTGCCCTATTTGTTCTGGTGTTGGTAGTAGGTACAAGAAGAAGAAAGATGGTACTAACTTTAAGAAAGCTAATAAGTGTCCTGACTGTTCAAGTCGAGGCTATCAACTTAGGCAGACTAAAGTATTAGCAGGGCTAGGATTTAACCCACCAAATAAAACTTGGGTAAGTGCAAATGGTTTTAGTACCAGTAAAGGCAACTTAGATATTTTAATAGCTACAGCTAAGACAAAACGTATGTCTGTGGCTATACAATTCTTAGAGGATATAAAGCGTCTGTCGGCTGTAAGTACATACCTATCTTCGTTTGTTGAGGGGATAAGTAACTATACTAAAGAGAACGGCTTTCTTCACGTTGGTTTAACACAACATATTACATCTACTGGGCGGTTCTCAGGACGCAACCCTAATATGCAAAATATGCCTAGGGGTGGTACATTTCCAGTGAAGCGTGTCTTTGTATCTCGATGGAAAAGTGGCAGAATATTGGAAGCTGATTTTGCACAACTTGAATTTAGAGTTTGTGCATTTTTATCACAAGATAAGGTGGCTATGCAGGAGATAGCTACAGGGTTTGACGTACACGCCTACACAGCTAAAGTTATCAGCGATGCAGGGCAACCTACAACCCGACAGGTGGCAAAGGGGCATACTTTTGCTCCCCTTTTCGGGGCGAGTGGTTTTGGTAGAAGCAGAGCAGAGGCCGCATACTATAAACACTTTAATGAGAAGTATACTGGAGTAGCTAAATGGCACAAGAAACTAGGGGATGAGGCAGTTGATGATGGAAAGATAACTACACCATCAGGAAGACAGTATGCATTTCCTGACGTAGAGAGAAGACCTAATGGTAATTTTAGTCACTTCACAATGATAAAGAACTATCCAGTGCAAGGATTTGCTACAGGTGACATTGTGCCAGTTGTGTTTTTGGAAATGGACAAGAGGTTAGAACCTTTAAACTCCTGCATTGTTAATTCTGTCCACGATTCTATTGTAGTTGATGTACACCCACACGAAAAAGATGCCGTAATACAAATTATTACAGATATGAATAACAATTTAAATAAAATTATAGAGGAGGCTTACAATGTAAAAATGAATGTACCAATGCTACTAGAAGCTAAAATAGGTTCGAATTGGCTTGACATAAAGGACGTATGTTAGTATAACTATAGCTCTTTCACATATCATATACATATATATAAAAAGGTAAAATTATGAGTTCAGAATTACAAATAGCAGGTGTTGATAACGCCTTATTAGCTGAGATGATGGGTGTATCAGCCCAAGCAAACGACAATTTAAGTAAGTCTACTTTAGCGAGACTTAATATAACACATACGGCTGTTATGGGAGACCTAGACCACAACGGAAAGGTATCAAGAGTTGAAGTGTTACCTGTTGGAACATATAAACTAAAGGATGATGACACATTTGTTTATTGTCTTGCTCCTACAATAAGAATTTTTGCTGTTAAAGAGCAGTGGACACATTGGGATTCAATTAACAATGTTATGGATCGCACAGAGATGGCTAATAATTTATATGGGGACTTAAAAGATTCTAAAGGTACATTTAATATTGGCAGGCCATCAGGGTATTTGTCTTTGAAAGCCTACGAAGCTTTGCCTCAAGACATTAAAGATTTAATGAGGGCAGTAAAAAGAACTAAGATACTATTTGGTACTATTAACTTTAATGGCGCGGCCTTAGATGAGGCAGGAAATGAAGTTAGTGGCTATGATGGTGAGATACCCTTTATAATGGACACAAAGAATAAAGGTAGTATTGCAGCAATCACTGCCGTATTAAAAAAAATAAAAGATGACAGTAGTATCCCTATAGAAGCTAAACTTCTAAAGCGCAGTATTACACTAGGTGCTAACATTGAATCAGTGCCAGCAGTGTACGCCACAATGACATTTAATGATATTAAGGAAGTTGGTCTTAATGATAACGACAATGAGGTCTTTAAGTCTTTCCAAGAATGGATAAAGTGGTCGGACACTCGTGTGCTAACTATGTGGAAAGAAAAAAATGCGCCCCTTCTTTCTGATGATGAGTTAGAATTTGTTGATGACTTTGTTGACGTAGAAGGTTCGGCTGTTTAATGGAGAATTTATCAGAGGCAGGCCATTGGTATGACAAAGATGGTTTGCCTACTTACACTATTGTTGGGGCAAATGGTAAAGAAAGAAATACCACCCTAAGAGATGCGAGGCAGTGGGGATACGTCCCCTCTGTTACTACAATAATAGGCGTAGCGGCAAAACCTTCCCTAGAAAACTGGAAAGTAAATCAGGCACTGAACTCTGCAATAACATTAGAGCAGGACCCAGGTGAATCTATAGAAGACTTTACTAATAGGTGTAAGCAAGACTCTAAGAAGATAGGCAGAGATGCGGCTGAACGTGGCACAATTATCCACGCTATGATAGAGCAGGGCTTTATGGGCGGCAAAGAAACAAAAGCCTATAGAGTTATTAAAGATTATTTAGATGAAAACTTTCCTGGTGAAGAATGGATTGCTGAAGACTCTTTTTGTTCTACTTCTGGGTATGGCGGCAAGATAGATTTATATTCTAAATCAGGAATATTTGTTGACTTTAAGACTAAAGATGGTTTAAAAGATAAGCAGGCATCTAAACTTGTCTACGACGATCACGGGATGCAGCTATCTGCTTACGCAGAAGGGTGCAACTTCAAAGAACCAGAAAGAGTATCTATATTTGTAGATAGAGAAGACCCAGAATTGATAGCAGTACATAGGTGGGATAAAGAAACCCACGTAAGGCATATGTCTATGTTTAACAGTCTTCTTTCTTACTGGAAATTAGTAAAAAAATATGATCCATCAGAGATCTTAAAAAACAAAAAAGATGAGGTAGCATAATGGTAAAGATGACAATCGAAGGCACAGACTACGACACAGATAATATGACTGATGCACAAAACGAATTAATTGAAGTTCTAAAAGTTAATACAACTACATCAAATGTAGTCAATCATATGTTACAATGTATAAATACAATAGGTAGAGTTAAAGTTGATGAATTAAAGGCTTCCCTATCTGATGGTAAAAAAGAATAATAGTAAACGTAGACACAATTCTAGACGCTACAGAAGCGGATTAGAAGAAACCCTTGCTGACTACTTAACACATCACCAAAAAGAAGTACGCTACGAAATACTGAAAGTCCAATGGGAAGACTTGCGGTATCGTACTTACACACCTGACTTCCAGTTAGACAACGGCATCATATGCGAAGCCAAAGGATTCTTCGATAATGAAGATAGGCGCAAGCATTTAGCTATTCAGAAACAACATCCTGAGTTAGATATACGCTTTGTATTTAGTAACGCCCAAGCTAAACTATATAAAGGTTCTAAGACACGCTACTCAGGGTGGTGTGAGAAGAATAACTTCAAGTGGGCGCACAGAGTTATACCTATGGAATGGTTAACAGAAAAAGGTAGGTGTACATCAGCTACTGTGATAAAGTTAAAAACAAAAAGAAAGGATATATAATGGGCTACACACTAGCCGACGATGAAGTTGCTCTTATACTTCGTCCCATAAGTTTTGATAAAGACGGGGCTTGGAGTGGTTTAATATCAACAGGATTAGCAATGGGTCCAGAAAGCAATGTCGATAAAGAAATACTTGGTGACTTAATTAAGTGTGCTACTTTTCTGAGTGCTTTTTTAGATGTTGCACACGAATACCCCGATATTATGGAGATTGTAGAAGAACGTAGAGATCTAATGATTAAGATGTTTGAAGATGATGCACAAGAAGAAGCTAACGGTTTAGCAGAAGTAGAAGTAACAACTCAAGGCGGTAACGTCATAAAATTTGGCCCTACAACAAAGACGAAAGGTAGCGCGTGACTGAAGATATGGTAAATCAACCCCCTCATTATAATCACGCTGGTATAGAGTGTATTGAAGCTATTGAAGCGGCACTTTCTCCAGAAGAATTTCGAGGATACTGTAAAGGTAATATTATTAAATATACTTGGCGTGAGGGGTATAAGAATGGCGATGAAGATTTAAATAAAGCTGCTTGGTATATGGAAAGACTACATACCTATAAGGAACGTATGGCGGAGAAAGGATGAGCTATAAATCTTTTTACGTGTCCTTTACTTTGAAGGTAGATGAAGAAGGAAATATCTTATCTTTAGTTGAAGAGGAACACCCAAGAGAAGTGGCAGAATCTATAGCAAATGCAATACACGATATTGATGATGTAAAAGTAGAAAAAATAAAAGTTAAAGAGCGGTGGTAGTTAATGGGTAAAAGATCTAACTTTGAAAGAATTGAAAGAGACTTCTATCCTACCCCAATCTCTGCGTTAGCACCATTAGTTCCGCACCTGCCAATAGCCTTTGATTATATTGAACCTTGTGCAGGAGATGGTAGGTTAATAGAACATCTTAAAACTCTAACAAATGGAGTTTGTATAAAAGCTACAGACATTGAGCCACAGTTAGATAAAGGCATTAGTAAAGAAGATGCTTTGACGATTAAGTGGGACGCATATAAAAGTAACACATATTGTATTACTAACCCACCTTGGAACAGAGATATTTTACATCCTTTAATAGAAAACTTTATAGCATCAGGAAAGACCTGGTTACTTTTTGATGCCGATTGGATGCACACTAGACAGGCCATACCATATTTAAAATATTGTAAAAAGATTGTCAGTGTAGGAAGAGTGAAATGGATTGAAGATAGTAAAAACACAGGAAAAGATAACTGTGCGTGGTATCTATTTGATTTAAAAAACAAAACAGCAACAGAATTTTTTGGCAGATTATAAGGGAAAACAACAATGTCTAATAACTATTTACCAACGGACTATCAATCATTCATTCACAAATCACGGTATGCTAGATGGTTAGACACTGAGGGTCGAAGAGAAAGCTGGGACGAAACAGTATCTAGGTATGTAGATCAAATATGTAAAACAAACGCTATAGATACAGACACAAGAAAAAAGTTGTATGACGCTATTATATCGCTGCAAGTAATGCCATCTATGAGAGCAATGATGACTGCTGGCCCTGCATTGGACAGAGATAACACAGCAGGCTACAACTGTAGCTACCTACCTGTAGATGACCCAAAAAGTTTTGACGAAGCTATGTTTATACTTTTGTGTGGTACTGGTGTAGGGTTTAGTGTTGAGCGGCAGTACATATCTAAACTACCTGAAGTACCAACGATGTTTGATAGTGATACAACTATTATAGTTAAAGATAGCAAAGAAGGTTGGGCTAAAGCATTTAGACAAGTCTTAGCATTACTCTGGGCAGGGGAAGTACCTAAGTGGGATGTATCTTTAGTTCGTCCTGCTGGCGCAAAGCTCAAGACGTTTGGTGGCAGAGCTTCTGGCCCAGCACCTTTGATAGACCTGTTTAACTTCTGTATTGCTACATTCAAAGGCGCACAGAACCGCAGGCTGTCTAGCTTAGAGTGCCACGATATTATGTGTAAGGTAGGAGAAATTGTAGTCAGTGGTGGCGTTAGACGCAGTGCTATGATCTCATTATCAAACTTATCAGATGATCGTATGAGACACGCCAAGTCGGGTAACTGGTGGGAGACCGCAGGACATCGAGCTTTAGCTAACAACTCAGTTAGTTACACAGAGAAACCTGATATGGAAACATTCTTACGTGAATGGACTGCACTTGTAGAGTCTAAATCAGGTGAGCGAGGCATCTTCAACAGGCAAGCCAGTAAGAAACAAGCAGCTAAGAATGATAGACGAGACACTGAATGGGAGTTTGGAACTAACCCGTGCAGCGAGATCATATTACGCCCTTACCAATTTTGCAATTTAAGTGAAGTAGTAGTACGAGCCACAGACGATATAAAGAGTTTATCTAACAAAGTTAAGTTAGCTACAATAATAGGTACAATACAATCCAGCCTAACTAAGTTTCCATACTTGCGTAAAGTCTGGCAGAACAACACAGAAGAAGAAAGACTATTAGGTGTGTCCCTTACAGGTATAATGGACAACCCATTGCTCACAGCTAAAAACAAAGGACTAGCTCAGACGCTAGATCATCTCCGTCACGTTGCTGTTGATACTAACAAAGAGTGGGCAGTAAGATTAGGGGTACAACAATCTACTGCTATTACCTGCGTCAAGCCTAGTGGTACAGTATCACAACTTGTAGACAGTGCGTCAGGCATACACGCTAGACACAGCCAGTATTACTATAGAACTGTTCGAGGAGACAATAAAGATCCTATTACACAGTTTATGAAGGACCAGAATATACCTTCAGAGTTATGTGTAATGAAACCAGACACTACAACTGTGTTTACGTTTCCGATTGCGTCACCTAAAAATGCTGTAACTCGAAATGATATGACAGCCATAGATCAACTAGAGATGTGGTTAACCTATCAACGGCACTGGTGTGAACACAAACCTTCTGTAACCATTACAGTTCTACCTGATGAATGGATGGAAGTAGGAGCATTTGTATATAAGTATTTTGATGAGATGAGTGGTGTGTCTTTTCTGCCCCATTCAGATCATACCTACCAACAAGCACCTTATCAGGAGTGTGCGAAGGATGACTACAAAGCGTTACTAAAAGACTTCCCTAGTAAAATAGACTGGGAAAAGTTATCTTCTTATGAACAGGAAGACAATACTGTAGGGATGCAAACCCTAGCGTGTAGTGGAGATGTATGTGAGATTGTGGATCTTACTTAGTGCAGTTTGATCTTTTTAAAACTAAGCACAGTATAGAGCCAGGGGACACGAAAAAATGCCGTGTCTGCAATGTAGTAAAGAACATTAATAGTTTTGGCAATTCGTCTTATGTAAGAACAGAGTGCCTTGAATGTCTGGCAGAACTTAAATCATTACGATATTTTTTAAAAAAAACTAACCCTTATCCAGACAAAACCTATAAATGCCCTATATGTCGTAAAAGTAAAAAGGATTTAGAAAACTTAGATTTTTCGGGTGACCAGGTTTGGGTACTAGATCATTGTTGGGATAGTAAAGAATTTAGAGGGTTTTTATGTAATAGATGTAATATGGGATTAGGTCAACTTCAAGATAGTATACCTGCTTTAAAGAGGGCAATTAAATACTTATCAACGAGCAAAGAAAAAGCAAAGTAATGAAATTAGAACAAGAAGCCAATGCACACATAAACAAGAAAAGAAATATCTTTAAACGAGACTTTAATAACCTTATTAAATCTTTACGTAACTCGTTAAAAGATAATCTTCACAGCACTTCGGACTTAGACAATGCCCTATTACATTTAGTAGAGGCTGAGTTGTGGACACAAAGAAGCGTCGAGTTATGGGGCATCAAGTAGTTTACTTTATTGACCTTGTAGCTAAATAGCCCTCTGATACCCTTTCAATGTCAAAATCAATTAAGTTAGCAAACTTTAGTAATTGCATAACTTCTTCAGTGGACATATCCCTAAGTTCTATTTCATAACCTTCGGCTTTCATATATTTAAGAGCTTCTCGTTTTATAGATGGAGTATACTTGCCCTCAAATTCTCTAATTGCTTTTCCTCTAAAAGCATCATCATTAACAGAGCCAAGTATTTCAATTTGTTGTCTGACTTCTTTACGCATATCTTTTAGTAAATATTCAAAAATCCTTCTCTTCTCTCCTTCTGAACCCCTCATATATTTCTTACTACTTAAAAGTACTGCTGCTTGTTTGTCTAAAATAGGTTGCATAAATTTATTATATGTTGCATCTAATCCTGGTTGATTAGTTCTGGCATCTAACTGCCACTCTTGCTGCCCTAAAACAGCCATTAATGCTTCCGTGTTAGTTTTGCCTTCTTTGTACTTTACCCCTAAAACTTTTGCAAAAGGATTACCTGAAGATGCAATACGTCCTGATCTTCGAGCAGTAACAAGATCTTTAGATGTAATAGCTTCAGTTATAATTTTAGCTTTATCTTCTCCATATAATACTGATCCTAGTTTTTCATTCATAGCACGAAGTATGTGGCCTACGTAGCGTGTAGAGCTTTCGGTAAGAACTTCACCTTTTCCTCTAGTTTGTCTAGGGTCTTTAGCTGTATCATAACCCATTATCATTCCAGTTAAGTCATTGACCATACCGAAAGGTCTAGTTGCCCCAGCTAATAATAAAGCACCTGTTTTAATAAATTGATCTGTTTTATCTTTTCCGTTTCCTGTTAGTCTGCCGCCCAACAGACCGTCAATCATTGCGTTTAAATCATTCCCAAATTGACTATTGGTGATACTCTGTCCAATACCTAGTTGCTTAACTACGTTTGCTCTAGCCTCTGGAGTATGCCCTCCAATTTTTAAATCTTTCATTTTTGCTGTTACATTTTTAAAAGTCCACTCGTTGTTCTCTTTGTCGTAGTCAGGGGAATTAACAATTCTACTTTTAATAAATTCTCCTGTAGCGAGCAATAAAGAAAAAGGGTAGTTATTTTCGTGGTCTATAATTGTTCCACCAGGTCCTTCTACTTCAAACGTACCTAGCTCTTCTGATTTAGAGAATTGATATTGTGTAGCACCTATAATTGCACCTGTTCCAACCAATGCCTTATTAAAGTCAGATTGTGCGCTTGCCATTTCTAGGACGGAACGAGGGGCTACTTTTCCGCCTGTAACCTTTTTTGCTTTTCGTACTGCTTCAACAGCACCACTCTGTATTAGACCAGAAGGACCCCATTGATGAGCCGTAGCAATTACGTTATTGAAGAACCTACCGAAAGGCATAATAAAATTAAGACCTGGTGCTTTTGATGCACCTTCAATTGCTTTAGCAACCAATCTTAATCCTGTTTTGTTTTTATCAGTTGTATAATCAAAAGCAAACACGGACTTCTGTGTACCCTCAATAGCAAATGCAAGGGATTCACCATCAATTAAAGAATATTCTCCTGAGTCTATTACATCATCTAAACTTTTATTATGTTTCATTTTAAGAAACTTATCGAGTTCAGGTATAAAGAATTGAGACTTTGTGTATAAATCTTGTAATTTTACTCCTGAGATGGCACTTGCAGTATCTGCAACCTTTTCTGCACCTTTAAACACTTTATTTTCAGGGTCCATTCCAAAACGAGAGCCTGACTTTTCAACCCCCATATAGTAGGACTCAGTTAACACTTTACGTGCATCTTTATTATTTTCTAATACAGCTTCAAAAGTGTCAAATGTGTCGTAGGGATTTAAGAAACTTTGAAACTTCTTTTGTTGTGTTTGAAAGTATATGTTTCTCATACGCAACATTTCTTGTCGTTGCGCTCCTGTTGTCAACATTGCAGCTACACTATATTGGGTGGCAGCTAATATCTCTGCTACACCATTACCTGTATAAATTGCTGAGAAGCCCTTTAAGTTTAATGCTGTTGTTTGAGGTAAAGACACCAATAATCTACGCCAAAGGTTTACACCATACTCCAGCTTTTTTGGGTTTCTAATAATCTCAAAGTTTTTAAAGTCCATAATCTTATCTGCTGTATGGTCTTTTGTAACAGTATAAATTTCATTTTTTACTATAACCCTTTGCCCTTTTTTATAAGTGGCTTTTGGTACAAAGTCTAACACAGCATCAGGATCTAGGCTACGTACTTGTGCGTCCATAGCCATTTCTGCTGTGGTTAAGGCAGTATCTAACGCCTTTCTTCCTTGGCTATGCACATTAAGAATTTTACCTGACAGACTTGCATCTTCAGATAGTATGTCGCCTATTGTTGTTTTTAATTGTTTTGCATTGGTAAGGTCTTGTAAATCAATATGTGGGTCTACTTCTTTTATCTTCTTTGCTATTTTCCTTACATTGGCGTTACTAAGGTACTGTGTCATTAAAGACATCAAGTCAACAAATTTTACATCTGCTGCAATCCGTGTTCCTCCTGTATTGCGCCTATAAAGTTCAACTAGCCCTCCCTTTTTATCTCCTCCAAGTACAATCTCTTTAAGTAAATCTATGTGTAGATCAGTTCTAGTTTTACCTTTAAGTTCTGTTTTAGTTTCCCAAGATTTCCATTTCTTTGCCCACGCATCAATAGACTCATTCATTTGTTTATCTACTGCTTCATCAGCAGATTTAGCGTTTTTCCAGTTTAGGGAAAGCAGAGGCGTATTAAGTAAGCGAGAACTTTTTCTAATTTTAGTTTTTAATTTTATATCTGTTTTACTAGCAACACTTCTTCCTGCTTTTTGAAAAGTATATTGTCCTCCAGCAGCAACAATGCCTAATAAAAAACTAGCGGCTGTCTGAAATTCGTTGTAGTCTGTCTGGCTTCCAGCTTCCATCATAGTGGATTGATACGTTGCATCTTGCCCTACCGCTACCACACCATCAAGTGCGCCCGTAGCCAGTAAAGATCTTCGTGCCGCACTAGTTAGAATAGATTTTTTATACTGATTTGCTGCTGTATACTTAATCTTATTAGCTTCAAATTTAGCGGCATTTTTACCTGCTTCCTCTACTAGCTCTTTACCAGGTTTAGATTTAGCAAATTGTTTAGTGAGAGTAGATGCTGTTTTAATTTTTGCATCATTCATTGCTTTTGCTACTAGTTTTTTAGATTTATTTTTTAATAAGGCATCTTTACCTGCCTGTATCATAGCTCTTTTTACGGCAGTCTTTGCTGATTGATTTACGCCTAACGTAATTAATTTAGACGCACCACCAGTGGCAACACCTAAATAGTTAGTTACATCGGTTGCGGAGGCAAAGATATAATCTTTAACCCCTGTTATTCTTTCTCCTGGAGTACCTGTAGTAAAAACATTACCTAGTTGATCGTATAGCTCATACGCTTCTCCAGCCATTTGTTTCTGTTCTTCTGTTGCCGTATTAAATGCCCAATACGATTCACCTGCAGTAGACTGAACATTAGCAGTAAAGTATCGCATATGTTGAACAAAGTCAGCTACTACTTTTTTATCGGTAAGGGGTGTCGCTCTACTTAAAGAATACTTGCTTCCGTGCCGTGCGCTCATATATGCACGTATTTTAGTTGCGTTATTCCCTTCCGCTAAATCTTTTTTATCTAATGTACCACCGTAATCTATAGCGGTTGCAAGTTTTTGTCTGGCTGAAGTAGATGAATAAGGGTTTACTCTTTCTACCTTTGTTGTTGTTTTTACATTATTATTAGTAGAGGTTCTATCTTCTTTATTTAAAAACTCATTAATATTAAATTCTGAGGTTTGTTTTTTACTTGCCCCATCAACAACTGTATCTACAGAAGGTGTTACTTTATCTTCTTTATTTAGATAATCATTAATATTAAATTCTGTTTCAGCCATTATTCAGAAACCTCTTCTATACGTCTACTAATATATACTTTAGCAATTGAATCTATTAATGCTTTTTGTTCTTTTCGATCTTTAGGTAGCTCATTATTGCCCCCTAGTGCTTTTACAATAGCATTACGAAGTTGCGAGTTTGTGACCTTTAACTTATTGGGCTTAACTCTTCCTAATGTACTTTTAGGTTTTACCGCCTCTTGTACAGCGTCAACAATTACAGAAATTTCTGGATCTTCATATGCATCAGGTTCTGCGCTTGCACCTCTAAGATCAGTATCCACATTTATGTCTCTACTAGCTAAACCCTTAAGAGAAGAAAAACTTGGTAAGTCTTCTTCAGATGTTTTAACAGAAGGCGGTGACATCAAACCAGGTTTGTTCTCATCAAAAGTAGGAGAAGAGATGTCCATACTTACTGCACCTTGTTGGTCAACTTTTTCAGTAACTTTTTTAGGTTCAGGAGCAGTAAAACCAGTTTGGACATTACGAGATTCTTCAATTTGTTGAGCTAGTAAGTTAGCTTCCTCTAAGTCCCCTGCTCTAACTGCCGCTAGTAGGTTAGCTAGTTCTGCAGGTTCTCTAGCCATATCTCTTCTAAGGTCATCATCAATTGTTGGTGTAACCTCTGTTGCAAGTGCTTCTTTTGCCATTCTTGCTCTGGTTGCATCCGTAATGTAAGGATTGTCTGCGGCACTAGAGCCACCAAATGCATTTTCTTCTGTTTTGTCAGTTTCTCCTGAAATTATACTTGATATAGCATCATACAAATTAAACTTCTCTAACGTTAATTTAGATAAAACTACTTTTTTGTCGAAAGCATCAGTAACAAGTGCCTTAACTGCAGGTTCTGTGACATCCAAATTACCTAGGCTAACTTGTTTTTCTATTACGTTGTTTTGTATTCCTAGTATTGCTTCAATATCATCTTCGCTAAGATCTACTTGTGTTGTTGCATCTTCACCCCCTGTTAAATCAGATACTTCTGAAAGGGATTCATCTAAATTAATTACAGTTTCTGAGTGAGCCGAACTAATTATAGCATCCGTTACTAATGCTTTTTTTGCCATTCTTTCTCTGGTTGCATTAGTAATAAAAGCATTGTCTGCTGTGCTAGAACCACCGAAGGCTTTTTCGGTACTATTTTCTACTACTGCACTGTCTGCCTCAAAAGTATTGTTTGCTGCAGTAACAGCATCCTCTTCTATAGAAGTATCAAAATTTACTCCTGCGTTGGCTAACTCTTTTTGTAACTCTGGGTTAGTACTTGCTGCAGCTTTTAAGCTAAGACTATTTTTTAACTTTTCTAATATGCCTTCGGACACTTCGGATGACGCTAACTTTACTTCTCCATCGGTGTCATTAGAAGACACATCAACAGTACCGCCTAAAGATTCAATAATGCTATTAACAAAAGCCTGCATTTTAGGTCGTTTACCAAATCCTACAGGTGTGCCTAATGCATCTTTTAATGCTTGCGAACTTGAACTACCGCTAGTCCAGCCTTTAATTTTATTTGCTATCTTTACAACGTCAAATTTACCATCAGCATTTTTATAAATATCTAAGTTTGAACCTAATACGGCTATCGCTGCGTTTATATCATCTGTAGCAAAAGTAGGAGCAATAGGAACTACGTCTGGATCTACAACTGGTTTTATGATTTTTGTATCATCTGTTTCAGCTAAACCTAATATTCTTAATATAGGTTGTTCTTTAAAAACCGCTTTCCATCGCTCTTCTGGTACATCCTCTTGGGTTCCATCAGGTCTTAAAATATCAAAATCAATAACATCATTAGTTACAGGGTCAAACTCTACAGAGATGTTATTAGAATTCTCTGCGGAGCTATTTATATAAAATTTATGATAGCCTTCTGCTGTTTTTTCTGCCTTAGTTTCAAGTTTGTCCTGTTGCTCTGGTTCAAGACCGCCAAGTAAATTAAAAACATTAGGTACTGCTCCACGGGTTAGATCATCCCCACTAGCAATAGAAAAGTTTAATGTCTGAAAACCTAATACTGTTTCTAAATCAAACTTAACTTCCTCGCTTGGCCTATCTTGTGTAGATGTACTGGAACTTGTAGAAAAAACATTCTCATACCCTGCTTCAGCTACTATACTTTCAACAAAACCAGGATATGTTGTTGCGTTAATAGAGGTTACTAAAGCTGGATTATTCCCAAATGTTTTTACAGCACCGTATTTTTGTAATGTAGCAAGAATATTAGGCCTTAATTGATTTGCTACCTTATTGTTTACTTGATCATCATAAAACTTTCTAGTTTTTACTACAGCACGATTTGTCCAAAGAGGATCTAGTTTATATCGCTCATCGTCAGGAAACAGTGCTTCGTTGCTTTCCCTTTCCCTACTAAGTGTATTGAAGTACGGACTTTCTTTAGGAGTATCAATATAATTCTTTATTTTTTGAAACTCCACATCTTTATTTAGGGTGGTTAGGCTCTGGTTATTCATAGTATTTAAGTTTCTAAAAGCCGTTTCACCAAACAGATTTAAATCTCCCCAAGACACAAACCCTGCAGTATCTTCCCCAATATCATATGCTGGAGTTCCATCAAGTTGGCTTAAATCGTACGTACTTATTCCTGCATACTTTGTTTCTGCATCTAGTTCTTGCCTAATATAATCTTTAGCATTTCGCCCTAGAGCTTTCCCAAACCAGCTTTGATTTTCAGCTTGGTAATCTCCTACTGTTCCAGCACCTTTTTTATAGTATTTGTCTACTAAACTTTGCCAGCCACTAGCAGGTCTTTCAAAATCTTTATACAACTCAGGTAGCTCTACTTTAAGTGCGGCTTGATCTTTAGCCTCTTGATTCCATTCAAAACCCTCTGAAGTAAATTCATTCTTTATGCTCTGCATTTTTTCGGTAAGGTCTAATATTCCCTTCGCACCAGAGCTAAGAGCAGACGCTATCATTCCTGGAGTAGCCCCTAATCCTTCTGCTTTACTAGTTAATTGTAGTATATTTTTTGCAGCTAAATCTCGTTTAATTGCAATCGTTTTACCTTTTTCAGCTTTTTCTTGTAACTTATCTCTATACAAAGAAGCTCTATCTTTATCTTCATTTATATATAATGCAGTTTGTTTTAAAAATGCCTCTACGCCTGCTTCCCAACTCATTATGAAACTCCTCTTGACATAATACCTTCACCAGTGTTGTTACTTGTTGGTTCCATTGGCATCTCTTCTTCCTCTGTGGTTTCAGGCATAGATTCTATGGCACTACTCATATCAGCAAGTAATGCCTCTCCTTCGTCATCTTCATTCTTAACTGCTTGTTCTCTTGCCTGTTCAACCAGTTTTAAAACCCTAGCATACTCTCTAGCTTCTGACTTTTCTTCTAATGATACGCTTGTTTCAGGAGTTTCAATACCGTAACCTTCCATTGCTATTTTAATAAATCTAGCAACTATAGGACCTGCTAACATACCTGCGTCAACAGTATGTACCCCGTTCATAGCCCCTGTCATCATAATAGTTTCTGTTACAATTTTTAAGTCGCCTCCTAATTTAAAGACTACTGTAAGATCATCCATAACATCATCATTTGCTAGTCTCTCTACATAGTGCTTAACTACATCTCCTACCTCAGTTATTTCTGAAGGGTTTTCCCAAGGAGAATTTTTAGGTAAGTCAGTTAAAGACTGTCCTGCAATTGGGCCTTGTATTAGTTCTACCATTTTATTTTACCTTATTTAGTGAAACCTGCGCCAAAGTATAACCCTACTATGGCTGAAACTATATGCGTGTCTAGTGGCGTGATTACAAAACCTCTTGCGGCTTTCCATACGATTGCTTCGCTAGGTCCAAACAAAAAGTTAAGGAAACCTCCTTGTACTTCTGTATACCCTACAACTACGCCTATTTCAGGATACCATACTGCCGCAACTTTGGGAAGTACTATAATGGCTCCAACCGCACCTAATGCAATAAGTCTTCTTGTCCAAGCAAAGTGCGTATCTTTTCTGCCGTACTCTCTGGCATCTTTTACTGCACCTGCTCTAAACTCAGCACGTTGTAGTAGCATCTTGTTTTGTTCTGCTTTGGCCTTTATAGATTGACCCCAGATAGTCATAACCCCACCTAGCACGGTAGAGCCTAACATTGTTATTAGTTCGAGAGGAAACCCCATTTAATATAACCCTTGTAAGTACGGATTTGGTATCATTATTTCGTTGCCGTATCTGTCTGTGTTGTGTGAAAAAGCTCTATTTACTATCATTTGATTAAAAAGCTGGTCCATATTTATTTCAGGATTCATTTCATCTTTTAGCTTTTTATAATCTTTTTTGCTATGTACTGTTTTATTAAATAAGTTACCAAGAGTAAAAAGAAAATCAATATTGTGCTGACCAAGATAGTCAACGGCTATGTCTGCTACTAGTTTTTTAGCTCTGTCTGCAACTATGCCTTCTTTTTTACTCCAAACCACGTAACCTTCATTGTCTAAAAAAACAGGAAGAGAAGTTTCAACAACGTACCCTGCAGAATCAATTGTGGTTTTGCCACCAACGTACTTACCTGTTATAGGATCAAGGTCGTCGGATAAAGGAGGAAGGTCTCCCAATTTTATGCGAGTAGATGTATCTAACCCAAAAGGAACCTTTGTTGACCTGCCATATCCATAATCATTAGCCCAAGTGTTTGTTGGTGGGTACGCCATAAAACTGTCGGCCCCTAGTAAAGCATCTACACGGTCTGTAAGTGTAGAGTTATACTTACCCACGGTAGTGTTGTCATACTTTCTTTTTGTAGCAAGACTATATTTAAAATCAGCTCCAAATGTACCCCTTTCAGGCTTATCTTGAAGTCTTTTATTAAAACGAGCATTATTTCTTTTTTGATACAGTTCGCTTAACAAATCTATGTCTTTATCAAATATACCTTTAGCTTCTTCGTCAGCAATTAAACTTTCAAAATAAGATAATTGAGAAAAGGTTTCAGGGACTTGTGGATCTAAACCCTGTGGTACTACTTCATTATCTAGCCCGTAAGGGTTTGTTGTTTCTGCCCCCATAAGTGTTAACTTATCTAAATACGACAGTGTTTGTTTTTGTCTCTTGCCTTTTTGTGCTATATATAAGTTAGTGTTTCTTTCTGTAATCATATTAGTAGCTGTAGGTGCTTCTAAAGGGTCGGTGTCATTCATAATGTTTTTAACTACAGCGTAAATGCTTTTATTGTTTTCAGGCTCATTATCATCAGACGTATCGTCTGCTACTACAACCTTTGCTCCTAGTCCTGCTGGTCTTTTAGTGGGGCGAAACACTTCTGGTCTTTTAGTTGGACGAATATCTTTTACTTCTTCATTTGTATTAAAATCAGGAGGAGCAGATCCACTAAAATCATTTTCTAAAGTTAGCCCATCAAATTCGTTTTGCCAACCACCATAACTATATGTCATTATTATATTACTTTCTTATCATTAAGTCGTTAACATTTATGGTCTGCCCATTATTTTTTACATTGTCAATTAAAGGCATTAGGCTTTGGGCGGATGTAGCTGTACTTTGCCCAGAGGGATTAGTGCCAGATAGATCCGCCACAGATGCCCATCTTATAGCAATGCCTTTTAAAAAGTTAGCTTTTGATTTTTTGCCATTTAAATAATTATTATAACCAGATTCTTTTAAGGCAAGCCTAGCAATTTTTTCTTGTACTGCAGGACTAAATGTATCATCAGCTTCTAAATTTAATTTGTCAGCCCACGAATCAACGCCAGGTTTTTCTGCAGTGCCATTCTTTCCAAAAAGGGTGTCTCGTAGTATTTGATATTTTCCTACAGCAGAACTGCCTTCGTTTTCACTCGTTTTGCCAGATATTTTGCCTCTTGTTTTACGTATTAACTTGTTTTGAAATGTAAATAATTCTTTTAGTGTCATCTTACTAACTGACGTGGAAGGAGTTAGGTATTGTTTATATCCATACACCATATCATAAGGACTAATAATTTCTTTATTTACACTTTGGTTCTCTAATCCTTCTGGGGTTGCACCTTCTCCATAAGATATTTTGTCTAGTAAAGTTTGAATAGATAAGTCTGCTTTAGCCTTGTTAGCTGCTATAGCAACTTTCATTTCTTTTTCAGGACGAAGCATTGGGGCAGGAGATTGTGACTTACCTGTTGTGTAGAACTTAAGTTCTTCTTTAGTGGGTGGAATAGAAGTTTTTAAATTAATAATATTATCTAAAAACTTACTTGCATTAAATTTAAGTTTTACAAGTTTTTCTCTGTTTTCCTCAAACACTGTAGGTTTATATGTATCGTTCTCGTTAACTTTATTAACTGATTGATCAAACTGTATACTTTCTTTAGGACTACCTAGCCCTAGCTTTTTTATCTCAGCCATAGTAATACTTTCTTTGGCATTAAGTTTTTCGGAACAGAGCAGCACCAATGCTACCAACAGCACCCCACAACCCAGAACTTTTATTTGCTCTAGCTTTTGCTTCATCAGCTTCCTTTGTTAAATTAGCTACTGCTAATGTGGTTGCTCTTTCTGCATCATTATTTGCTGTTTGCCACGCAAAAGACATTAAGTCACGCACCTCTTGCATATATGCACCAAAACCTAGTGCCGTCATATTGTTAGCCTGTGCAGCCGCATCTCTGTTCGCTTGATTGACTGCGGCATTATCTGTGGTTGCTATTTTTTGATACCACTCAGCGTTAGCTTGTTCAATAACTAAACCGTTTTGTGCATTAAATTGTTCTCTAAGATTAACTTGTGATGCATTAAACTGTTCTATCGCATTAGCTTCTCCTGCATTAAACCTAGTTATTGCATTAGATTGTTCTGCATTGAACTGGGATACTTGGGCAGTAAGGTTACCAAAGAACTGATCTGTTTGATTTTCGCTTGAAGCATTAAACTGAGAAGTTGCATTAGCCGCTGCTTGATCTGATAATAGCGAGTTTACAATAGCTTGAGATTTAAACATCTCAGTTTGTTGTGCGTTAGTTAGGTTAGACAAGTCCATATCTAAAAAAGACTTAGCGTTCTGAGATTGTGCTTGTTGTCTGTTATTTAAATTAGTTAAATCAATTTGAGATAGTGCAGCCGCATCAGAAAGTATTTTAGCGTTAGAGGCGTTTAAATTATTTAAGTCAACTGTCTGGGCCATTCGAGCGTTCTCTAAAGCAACTTGCTGGTCAGCAGTAAAGTTAGTATTAGCTATCTCAGATATACGTGCCGCATTAGATACCCTAGTTTGAAAGTCCTGATTAAACTCTAGCCCTAAAAACTCTGCTCGTTTCTCTGCAGCAAACATAGCGGCTTGTTGTTTATTAGATAAGTTCTGTTCTTCAAACCGTGCAAAGGTAGATGCATCTATCTGAGCAATAGGTAAAGCACTTTCCATAGCCGCTTGAATAATTGCTTGCCCTGCCATACTTGAAGCCCCTAGACCTCTTTGTGCCATAGCTGCAGTTGCGGCTCTCATTGCACCAGCCGCCCACGCAGGAGGGTCACCCCCTTCAAAGTCAGCCATAAGTCCTGTAAGTTGTCCTTGCACAGTAGCATCAGTAGATGGCGCACCTGTTGCCGCTTCAAAGTTAGTCTCTGCTTTAACCCTAGCCATATCAACAGTAGAACCAGCTATGGTTTCTCCTGCTTGTAAAGTTCTGTCTGGGGTATCAGCTACTTTTGCAGATTCAGCAATTTGTGCCGCTGTTAGTCCTAATTGAGCAACTTCTGCTGGGGACTTTTGTGCCGCAGTCATTGTACTAGAGACAGTACCTTGCGCGGCTTGGGCTGCATCTGTAGCGGTTTTAACTCCTGGTGCCGCTTGTGCGGCTGTAGCTAAAGATGCTGGAGTGACTGTTGGTGTTGTAGCGGCTGAAGTGTCTGCTGCTGTAGGTGTAGCCGCTGTTGTTGCTGCCATTAATCCTGCAGTAGGACTAACAAGTCCTGCAGTTGCTTGGTCTGTTCCTGTAGTTTTTGTTGCAGCAGTTGTAGCTAAAGACAGTGGATCTGTTGTGCTTTGTTGTACTAACTCTGCAGGAGTTGGCATAGCAGTTTGTTTAAACTGTGCAGTTGCCTGATTAACTGCTTCATTTCTTTGTGCTACTCTTGAGTCAGCCGCAGTTAGTGCCGTAACTAATTCTGCATTACTAGGGTCTGCCGCTAGTGCATCTCGTGCTGTTTGTTGTTCAGCTAATGAAGTAGAATAATTTTGTTGGGCAGTGTCTAGGAATGTTTTAGCTGGGTCCGTAGTTGTACCGCCTTCTTGAAATCTTCTTGTGTCTTCTTGTGGGGTAGGAAAAGTGTTCTGTAATTTAGCAACCGTTGCCATCTGTTGTTCTATATTCTCTGCGTACTCGGGGTTATCTTGTTTTTTTAATCTATTAACATTGCCCCTAGCATCTTTACGTGGAAATACAAAACCTCCATTAGCCATATTTAATGACTTACCTTCAACTCTTTGCCGCGCTAAATCAGTGTACCGACCCATTTTTGATGACGCACCAGGACTAGATGC